CGTACGACCCTGCGTGCAGGTATTCCTGCGCCGACGTGGCGTAAGTTGTATGGCGGTGTCCAGCCGAACAAAGCCGAGAACGTGCAGGTCACGGATAACACTGGTATGCTGGAAGCGTATGCCGAGGTCGATAAGGCCCTGGCAGACCTGAACGGCAATACCGCAGCTTTCCGTCTCCAGGAGGATCGTGCCCACATTGAAGGCATGAACCAGGAGATCGCGGACACGCTGTTCTACGGTAATGAAGGTACGGAGCCTGAGGCTTTCACTGGTCTGTCTCCGCGCTTTAACGACCTTTCGGCGAACAACGCTGAGAACATTATCAACGCTGGCGGAGACTCCGACTACCAGTCTATCTGGCTAGTTGTGTGGGGTCCGAATACGGTGCATGGTATTGTTCCGAAGGGCTCTACTGCCGGTCTCCAAGTTACGGATAAGGGGCAGGTGACTATTGAAGACGCTTCTGACGGCTCTAATACTGGCCGTATGGAAGCCTATCGGACTCACTATCGCTGGGATGCTGGCCTGACGGTTCGCGACTGGCGCTATGTGGTTCGTATTGCGAATATCGATGTTGCTGCGATTAGTGCCACCTATACGGCTGGTGCGTTCTCGGCTGGCCCGGACCTTCCGGACCTGATGTTCCAGGCGATGACCCAGGTTCCGAACCTGAACTTCGGTCGTCCGGTCTTCTATATGAGCCGAGCGATGTTGAATGGTCTGCGCAGGCAGGTATCTGCCAAGGTGCAGAACTCCACGTTGCAGGTTGAGCAGGTTGGTGGCATCATGACTGAGATGTACCACGGTGTTCCCATCCGTCGGGTGGACGCGCTTGCCTCGACCGAGACGGTGGTTAGCTAATAGCTCAGAGGAGAAGTAAACTATGATTATCGATTCACGCACTGAATTCGCTGATGCTGTTAGCGTAGCTAACGCCGCTGCGACTATCAACGTGGGCAATCAGATCGACAGTTCTGTCGTTCGTGATCTGGGTCAAGGTCAGCCGGTCTATCTGATTATGACCGTTGACACCGAGATCATCACTGGCGGTGCGGCTGGTACTATCCAGTTCCGCCTAGTGTCGGATGACAGTGCGTCTATTTCCACGACTGCGGCCTCGGTTCATGCCATTAGCCCTCAGTACGTCACTGACGGTACTGACGCCAATGACGCCGAACTGAAGGCTGGTCAGGTTCCCTGGCACATCACTCTCCCGGTTGAGGGTGAACAGTATGAGCAGTTCCTAGGTATTCAGGCCATTATCGGCACGACTACCACGACTGCTGGTAATGTCAGTTGCTGGCTCTCGCTCGATCCGTATGGATGGAAAGCGGTTCCTGACGCAACTAACTAATAGGTTATGGGAGGGGCTTCGGCTCCTCCCTCTCCTATGGAGAATGAAATGCCTTCAAAAGAGAAGCAAGGTGAGACCCAGAAAAAGATTCTGGATATTCTGAAAGGGGTCCCAGTCCCTGTCCCCGGCTCAGCTGGCAACTTGATTGAGGCTGTCAGAAAGAAAATAATGGACGCCGAAAAGAAGAAGAAAAAGGGCTCAGAAGGAAATAGCGACTAATGAGAATTCGATTTAAACGTAAATACTTCGGACCCAGCGATGTCGATAAGAATAAGTACTCCGACATCTACCACACTAGTGGCAGGCGCTTCCGAGTAGGCGAAGAGCATGAGCTCTCTGAAGAATATGTTAAACAGATTCCTGAGAACATTTATGAAGTTGTCAGTGAGGAAGTCCATTCCAACATCCCTGAGAGTGGTGACTTCTCCGAGTTTGACGAAGCGCGGGCATTGGACGATGCTGCCGCTGCTAGGATTGAAGAGATCACAAGCACCGTCAAAAAGAAACCACGGATGAAGAAAACCCTGGAGAAATAGATGGCATACCGTGTCAGTGTCCTCTCGGTGACTGGTGTCACTGAAGACATCAACGCCGCTGTGGGGGCACTGAAAGGTCTGTCCCTTGTAGGGGTCAATGCTAGAGAGAGTGCTGGCTCAGCCTCTGCTGCTAGCTTCAATATCACAATTGGTACTGATGCTCAGGACACTACTAAGGCTATTAGTGTCGAGCTTGGTGCAAACGAGCATTTCACACATATATTCGAGTTACCTGTAAATGCAGATGCAGGTATTTCGATTGAGTCCCTGTCTGGGACAGTGGATGTAAATCTATACTATATTCTTGATGATGGTGGTACCGCTGTAACAAATACCACACCAGAAGCCGCTGGTCCTGAGGATGTCCTTCTCTTAGAAATTGGGGACGCTATCCTTCTTGAAAGTGGTGACAGACTTCTATTGGAGTAGAGAATGGCTGATACAAAAATCACAGGTTTAACAGAAAACACTACGCCAGTTTCTACTGATCTGGTGCCTGTTGTCGATGACCCAGGTGGCACTCCTGAGACACAGAAGTCCACCATTGCCAACTTCACTAAAGGACTTGATGCTGCTCAGATCAAAACCCTTTATGAAGGTAACGCTGATACGAATGCATATGATGATGCTGCGGTAACCAAGCTTGCTGGTATTGAAACATCCGCCACTGCTGATCAGACTGGTGCTGAGATTAAGGTAGCATATGAAGGTGAGGCTAATACTAATGCCTTCACTGATGCTGAGCAAACCAAACTCAGTGGCATAGCCACCTCTGCTACGGCAAACCCAAATGCGATTGATAACGTTCTTGAGGACACTACTCCACAACTTGGGGGTGACCTGGATCTCAACAGCAACGATATTACTGGTACTGGCAATATTAACACTACTGGAGATATTGATATTTCTGGGGACATTGATGCTGGCTCAGGACAGATCAGAGCTGTCAATGTCAATTCAGAGACTGCTAGCTTTACTTTCGCTCTAGTAGATGCTGGTAAGCATACAACTATAAACAATGCTGGCGCTACCACTGCTACCATACCACCTAATAGCTCGGTAGCATTCCCTACTGGTACGATATTGGTTCTGGAACAAATAGGTGCTGGGGCTTGTACTTGGACAGAAGGTGCTGGTGTAACTATTAACACTAAAAGTAACCAGTCTGCTGTCACTAATGGGCAAAGAGCTGTCTCTGTTGCTCGCAAAACTGCAACAGATACTTGGACTGTCACTGGTGATCTGGTTACTGACACTCAGTTGGAGTCTTGGGTTATCCCCATTTCTAACCAAACTGAAGATTTGACTACTGGTACTTCCAAGTTCACATTCAGAGCTCCGTATGCTTTCACTATAACTGATATCAGAGCTTCGGTTGCTACAGCTCCTACTGGTTCAACTATCATCATTGATGTTAATGACGGTGGTACGTCTATAATGACCACCAATAAACTAACCATTGATGCTACTGAAAAGACCACTGAAACTGCTGCTACGGCTCCAACTTTGACAGACACAGCTTTTGCAGATGATGCTGAAATATCTATTGATATTGATCAGGTCGGATCGACTGTTGCTGGACAAGGAGCTGTTGTGACAATTATAGGACGACAGACATAATGGCGAATTTTATACTCGCCCCTGACTTGGTATTCCCAGCCGCAGCTGCTGCCAGTACTTCTATCACACTGACTGATCAGGGGGAAGACTTAGCCAATACCACGGCGCATAGTATTGCCTCTATGGATTTTGGGGCTGCTGATGCTGGGAGATACATCGCTGTCACCATTCATGCTGCATCCAACAGTGCTACATTCGGTGTAAGTAGTTGCACTATTGGGGGAGTGAGTGCTACAGTTGTGGCGTCAGCCACAGGTAACAATGGCAACCTCAGACAAGAGGCTGCTATTGCCATCGCAGCTGTCCCCACCGGAACAAGTGGAACTGTCGCTGTTAACTGGGTTCAGTCTCATTTCATTTGCTATGTCACAGTTCATAGGATACTTGGGATTGATGGCGTCACTGCTTCAGACAGTGGTGTTAGTGAGAATGCGCAGCCATTGACTGATACCCTCACCACGACAACTGATGGTGTGACGCTGTGCGCTGCGTCTTGTGACGATAACACAGCAACAGCTGCTTGGACGGGAATCACTGAACGCGTGGACGTTGCTGACGGAGAAGGCCGTAATCGTGTATCTGTTGCTTCTGACGTTGAGGATGCTGGAGGTAGCACTGCTCTGACATGCACCTACACAACGTCAACTGCGTTTGATGCTGCTGCATTCGCTCATTGGGCACCAGCGTAATTCTATTCTTAGGTACTCATATGTCTTATAACGCTCTAGTGACTCATTCAGTATCGACTAGAAGGCGGAACTATACGTTTGTTGTTAGGTTCGCCCTTAACTCGTTACATGCAAACTACGGAACAGTTACTGGTGCTTTAGATATAATCAGTACTGTTGACGCTGTAGATGACTCCAATGTAAAGCTAGTGACTGCTAATAGGCCAATTTCTAGAACTGGTAGTCTGGCTGATCTGGCTCAGTCCAATATTGGTTCAGGTGTATTCTTAGACGAATATGTAGATGACCAAGATTATGATGAACGTGGTAAACCTCTTATCGGATTAACTGGTGCGTTTGGAACTAAACCTGTTAGGTATATCAGACCAAATAAAGGGAGTAACTACGGAACTGGTGATGGGATAACTCCAGGCACAGCTTATGATGGCCCACAAGATACTGATATCGGTTCAACTGCTGGTGTATTAGACGCTGGCACTGTGTACTACTTCTGTGATATCCACCATCATATCCAATCAGGGACACCTGTTCTCGGAACCCAAGGGGATATCACTCTAGAAGACGCTGTTGGTGGTGCCTCCACTGATATTCGTGGCGATCACCCTCTTATGCCTGGAATGGTGTGTGGAGGCTGGGTTGACGGCAGGGCTGTGGCCTCGTGGACCAAAGACGGTTCGTCCAATATGTATTCACAGTCAGATGCGATACAGCGGACGGTTGCCACTACTGGCTGGACACTGAAACCAGAAGATGCAACGCTCAGCAAGACTGCCTTGGAAGATTACATTCTTGAACATGTAGCTACCATCCAAGATTGTCGTGACACTCCTGGCAGTATTCATATTCCCGACACTGTCGGTACTACTGGCACCCCAAAGATTGCTTATGTCCATGCTCCAGATGGATCAGACCCAACTGACAGGGTTATGCAATCAGCTTTTGGATATGATTTTCTGGTCAACGCTAGCCCACAGATAGGTAACTTCAAGTTTATCAACTTAACACTATTTGAGTGTAAAGAGACATTTGCTGGTTGGGGTTCTGGTGGAATAGGTAGTGGTAATACAGCGCCGGATACAATATATTTCCTTGGCTGTCGAATTATCTTGCCGCATGACATGCAAACGTTTAACAAGGCGACATTGCATCATTATGGTGCTTCGTCTGACGGACGTGTTCTATGGGATGTTACAGATAGACCAAATAAAAACGATAGTCGTATACAAGACTTGAGAGCTCATGCTAAAGCTAGTCCTCGTAATCCAGGTGACTCTGTAGTTGACTCCAAGTTTGCAGACATGGATAGGTGGACTCATATTGTTCGTTCTACTAATGGACCTTATGCCCTTTCTGTCCTCAATACTGATGTTCTTTCTCAAATGGTTATTGATGGGGTCATCATTGAAGATATAGGGGACTCTAATTTTAAGGGGTTGGACCTTAGCGACAATGACATGCACGCCATTGGGGGACAACGGTGTGTTAACTGGGATTTGCAACGCTTCTGTATCTTCCGAGCTGGGTCCGCAGTAAATCTATATTCGAAGGCATCCGGGACTATGCCGACAACTGGAACTGCCCAGGACTTAAGTGACAATACGATTGCGTGGTTCTTAATAGACGGGAATAATCAGGAGTTTGGCAATCCTGCTGGCCAAAACGGAATTGCCATCAATGGCGATAACGACAGTATCTTGGCTGATAACGGGACAGGCGATAAGTCTGGTAACGTTGTAGAGTTTTTCTACATCAGAAATATGGTTCCGAATGTTGCTGATGAGAACGATGCTATTGCCCTCACCGTGAACAACGAACAGAACACCACTTATCGCGATTACATCATCGAGAACTGTAATCAGGATATTCGAGGGCAACGTAATTACACGGATGCGAATTCCAAGGTCTGGGGTTCCTATACAACATTGCGCAACGGTAAGCATATCCGTGGCGATAACTCTAACAACGTTTGGTGGGAGCGGTCAGGAACTTGGGTTTCCGGGTCTGGGGTGATCGATGCGGATGATATGGAAATTGTACTAAAGGGTGGCGAAAGCGCAGCCACCGAATTGTTTGATGTCACTGGTACGGGATCAGCGACACTTGCAACTGTACAAGCGCTTACTAAAACTAACGGTGGAGCGGCTGCCAACGTTTCGTCAATATTCTGGACTAACACAACACTAACTTAGTGGGATGACACAATGGCAGGCGACAATTCTTGGCATTTAGATAAACGTGTACCGCTCACGTTGATATTTGCCATATTTCTACAGACGGTAGGTGTGTTTTGGTGGGCTTCAGAGATTAACTCGCAGGTTAAACATAATACTGAAGCTCTGACAAAGCACGAGAAAAGGCCAGCTCATGATGAAGCCCTTGCTATTATAATTGAACTTCAAGCTGATAAGAAGTACAGGGATGTTAGAGAGGAGCGTATCATCAGGTTGCTGGAGAACATACAAGATAGTTTGGAGGAGGATTAGATGCCCTCTTATAGATCAACAGTAGATGTCAATACAGGCGTAACTGCCGATGTCGATGCTGCTGTATCAGCTCAGAAAGGACTAACCCTCACAGGCTATTCCTGTAGGGAGAGCGCTGGGGCCCCAGCTGTGGCTTCCTTCAATATTGTCAACGGAGCTACTGGTGCTGCTGCCAATAAGGTGGTGGCTGTGGAGCTAGCCGCTAACGCCAGTGAGACTGTCACATTCAGGTACCCTATTGACTGCGAGGCTGGCATTTCTATCGATCACGTATCAGGCGAGGTCGATGTTTACCTTCACTATAGGATTGACGAATAATGGCAACTGGCGTCAGTGCAGTAAAAATCGGTAACTTGGCGCTATCTATGATCGGTGTCAAGTCAACCATCGAGTCGTTCTCTGATCCCACAGCCCCTGCTCAGGAGATCAGCCTGTGGTATGAGTTTGCTAAGGAGCAGGCTCTTAAGTCACATGATTGGTCTTTCGCTCGTAAGCGGGTAGCCTTGGCGGTCCATGGTGATGACGCACCAGAGACAGATTGGGCGTTCAGATACGCCTACCCATCTGACTGTATAGCGGCTAGGAAGATTGATAACCCTCTTGGGTGGACTGCTAATGCTGTTCCATTCCATGTGGAGACCAGCGACGACGGCACCGAGAAGACTATCCTCACAGACGCCGAAGACGCTATCCTAGTCTACACCCGTAATGTTGATGACACATCGCTGTTCAGTCCACACTTCGTACTAACTCTGGCAGCCACTCTAGGTGCCTTTATAGCATTTCCGTTGACAGCCAAGCAGTCTGTCAGAGACTCAGCGAGAGACGAGGCTCTGACATTACAGCGACTGGCTCCAGCTATGGATGCTAATGAGGGTGTAGAACGAGGGCCAAGGGACGCTGAGTGGATCAGAGAGAGGTAACATGGCCGTCAAGTACAGAATTCAGCCCAGCTTCGCCAAGGGCGTATTGTCCCCGACGCTGTATGGCCGGGTTGATATCTCGTCCTACCATGTCGGTCTGAAGTCTGGCAAGAACGCTATTGTCCATGCCTATGGTGGCGTGAGCAATCGTCCTGGCCTATCATTTATAGGCCCTGTTAAAGACCACGCCAGTAGCCCCATTCTCATCCCATTCAAATTCTCCACGACCGATACCTATGTCTTGGAATTCGGGGACGAATACCTCAGGGTGATCCGTAACGACGGCCATGTCGTCGAGGACACTGTCAACATCACAGATATCACTCAGGCAGACCCAGCTGTAGTAACTAGTGTCGGCCACGGTTATAGTGATGGCGATGAGGTCTTCATAGCCTCTGTGGGGGGCATGACTGAACTTAACAGTCGCAGGTTCGTAGTTGCCAACTCGACCGCCAATACGTTCGAGCTCACCGATCAGGCAACTGGTGGTAACGAGGATTCCTCCGCATACACCGCCTACACTTCTGGTGGTACGTCGGCCCGTATCTACACACTGACTACGCCGTATGCCATTGAAGACCTTGATGAGCTGAAGTATGTTCAGTCCGCTGATGTAATGACCCTTGTTCATCCTTCTTATCCTGTTCAAGAGTTGAGCAGGACGGACCACGATGAATGGACCATCTCTGCTGTCGAGTTTAATCCCACGCAGGACCATCCTGCGCAGCTTGGTGTCACTGCCATATCTGGGACAGGGACGAATTCGTATTATAAGGTTACAGCTATTGCTGATGATGGTGAAGAGAGCCTAGCTGCAACTAGTAATACTGATAACGTTATCTCTGGTGCAACCCAGGCCAACCCTATCGTTGTAACCTCAACTGCTCATACCCTTACTGAGGGGGACGAGATTGAGATTAACGATGTGGTCGGTATGACTGAGCTGAATGGTCGTAGGTTCATTGTTGGGGCGACTGCTGTTAACACGTTTGAGCTTAGAGATGTGGATGGAGACGATATTGACTCCACCTCATTCACAGCTTATGTGTCAGGTGGTAGTGCTAGACGTACCTTCCAGGTTATTAGTGGTGGGTCCACTAGAGACAATCTAATCACTTGGACCCCTGTTACTGGGGCGGTTAAATATGCGGTCTACTATCGAGAGAACGGCCTTTACGGCCTTATCGGTGAAACCGAACTTACGTCCTTTACCGATGATAATATTGCTGCAGATATTGCTATCGCTCCTCCTCGTTATGTAGAGGTTTTTAGGGAGGCCACCGACTACCCCGGAGCTGTGGGATATTTCGAACAGCGCAGAGTCTTTGGCGGTTCCACTAGTGAGCCTGACACGTCCAGGTACAGCGTAACTGGCAACCATTCTAACTTCAGCCGTTCTATTCCTACTCAGGCTGACGATGCGATTACTGCTACACTGAACGCTCAGGAGGTCAATGCTATCCGGCATTACGTAGCTGGGAACGATCTTATCGTCTTCACCAGTGGGAGTGAGTGGCGCATCAATTCCGCTACGGATACTGGTTTCGCAGGAGATACTCTGAGGCAGAAGCCTCAGTCTAATTGGGGTAGTTCTCATGTTAAGCCTATTCAGTTAGGTTCGTTGATATTGTACCTGCAAGAGAACAATGCATTTGTTCGTAGCATTGGGTACTCTTTGCAGATTGATGGATACACTGGGTCCAACCTAGGACTGCTTGCTGAGCACTATCTTAGGAACAATACAGTCACTGGCTGGGCGTTCTCTCGTTATCCTGATCCTATTGTTTATATGGTTCGGGATGACGGCAAGGTTCTGACTATGACCTTTGATCAAGAACAAGAGGTTGTGGCCTGGACTGATTGGGAGACTGACGGAGAGTTTGAGAGTGTGACGACTATCCGACCGTCTACTGATGAGACAGATGAGCCAGCCTACTTTGTAGTTAAGAGGACGATCAATGGTAACACAGTACGTTACATCGAGCGGACGCATTCTCGTTCTTTCACCGACGTCAGAGACTGCTTCTTCGTTGACTCAGGTCTTTCTCTCGACTCCCCTGTCACTATCACTGGGGCCACTGCTGCGAACCCCGTCGTTATCACAGCCACCTCTCACGGATTCTCTGACGGAGATGAAGTAGATATCTACGACATTGAGTGGGTACCAACCACTGATGAGTTTGGTAATGACACACAACCTTCGCAACTCAACACAAAGAGGTTCACAGTTGCTAACTCGACTGCTAACACGTTTGAACTTTCAGGAGAAGATGGCTCTGCTTTCAACGCCTATGTTTCCGGTGGCACTGTTCGGCTTGCTACTGACAGTATTAGTGGCCTTCGACATATTGCCGGTGAGTCAGTAGCCATATTGGCAGACGGTGCTGTTGTCAATGGGAAGACTGTATCTTCTACTGGTACAGTGACGCTGGACAGTAAAGCTTCTCGTGTACATATTGGTCTGCCGTACATAACTGACATTGAAACACTAGACCCTGAAGAAGTTGGTCGTGAAACCATCCAAGGGCGCAAGATTAAGATTGGCGAATTAACCCTAAGGTTAGAGCGTACAAATGCGTACTGGTTTGGACACGATTTCACTGACATGGAAGAGTCGGTGTGGCGTCAGTATGAGCTGATGGGCGATCCTGTTGGCCTGTTCACAGGCGATAAGGTCGAGGTGATGCCTCCAAACTGGACCGAACATGGACGGGTTGCAATAAGGCAACGCGATCCATTACCGCTTACGATCTTAGCCTTTGTAATGGAATACGAGCAAAGTGACTAAGTATGAAATTGTTTCCGCTACCGAAGAACATGGGCTAGAACTCGCGAGGAATCTCCGATTAGCAGATGCCCGGGAAATGTGGGCCGCTTCTAGAACCACCCCCCATAGGGGTATCATGAAGTCCATGAAAGAGTCCGACGAATGTTGGGCCGGTTTAGCAGACGGTCGGGTAGTGTGCCTATTCGGAGTTGTGCCACTATCCTTCATCGGTAGCTACGGCGTGATCTGGATGTTAGCTACGCCTGAGTTAGAGAAGCACGCTCGTGCATTCCTCAGGAGAAATCGTAGCTACATCCAGCACGTCCAATCCCAATACATCATGGTGTTCAATTTAGTGGATGCTAGAAACACAGAAGCAGTTAAATGGCTTAAGTGGTTAGGTTTTGAGATAGAGAAGCCTAAGGCATATGGGCCAGACGGGCTGCCCTTCTACCCATTCAAGATGAGGTCTTCCAATGTGTGAGCCGACAAGTATCGCCTTAATAGGGCTAGCAGTCGTTGGTACTGCCGTCACTGTCGTGGGGCAGCAACAGGCTGCCAGAGCACAGCAGAAGGCTTCCGACTTCAACGCTGCTGTAGCACGGAACAATTCAATCATTGCAGAGCGCCAAGCTAAAGACGCTATCGCACGAGGAGAGGTTGAAGCTAGCCTCGCTCAGCGACAAGCTAAGCAGTTGGCTGCCAGACAAAGGGTTGCCTTTGCAGCTAATGGTGTTGTCGTTGACGAAGGAACTGCCCTTGATATCGTCGGTGACACAGCTGAACTAGGTAAGTTCGACGAACTTCGTGCTCGGAACAATGCGGCTCGTGAAGCCTTAGGGTTCAGAACACAAGGGATGAACTTCGATGCTGAAGCAGAACTATCAGAGTTCCAGGGACAGCAGGCAAGAACCTCCGCAAACTTCGCAACAGCAGGGTCTATTATCAGCGGGGCTTCAACTGTTGCGTCGAGGTGGCAGCAGTTTAACCAGACTACCTCTTTCAACAGGGGGCTGGCTAGCGCTAACGCTAGGTTTGACGTTATCGCTAACCCTGCTACCAGGAATTTCTTCTAAGGAGGGCCTAATGCCTCAAGTACCCACTAGGACCCAGCCGAGTATTCAGCAGGCAGCCAACCCTACTGTATTCCAACGTCCGGTGAGCAGAGATGCTTTCTCGCCTGGGCCAGGACTACAGCAGCTTGGTCAGTCTATTACTGAAGCGGCTGATACTGGTCTAGATATTGTGGCAAGAGAGCAGGAAAAGCAACGTAAGCTTGATATCAGTGCTGGTCGTGTGGAGTACACCAATCGTATCAACTCTCTGTTATACGGTGATGGCACACCTCAGAACCAGGGCTTCTTCAATCTTCGTGGCAAGGCTGCTATTGATGCCACGCCTAATATCGTCAGACAGATGGAGACCATCAGGGATGATGTGATCCAGCAGTTTGGTGCAACTGATGCTGCTGTTGGTAATGCCCTGTTCAACGAGCTGTCTGCCAGAGAGTCAAACTCAGCTGGGCAGATACAACAGTTCCGTGGTAGGCAAGAGCGTAGCTACGCTCAGGAGCTGAGCGACACCTCCAAGGGAGAGGCTGCTCAGCAGGCAGCCGCCAATTTTAACAACCCTAGTATGATCCGTGTGTTCATGAACGAGGCATCGGCCTTGGCCATTGAAGATGGTGATCGTAATGGCTGGGCTCCTGAGGTAACTAACAGTAAGCAGCAAGAGGCACGATCTCTCGTAGTGTCACAAGCTTTCACTTCTGCTTTACAGAACGGTGATATAGCTGCCGCTAAGGCTATCCTTGATCAGTTCGGTGCTGTTATTGATGCTCCTGTCAAGGATAAGATGGTGGAAACCCTAGAGGATAGTTCTCGACTGAAGATGGCGTTTGATATCAAGGACACTGTCTTCGGTGATCCCACTCTTGACACCTTTGAAAAGAAACTCAAAAGAGCTAAGGAGCTATCTGGGGATGATGCCCAGCTACGTAAGGAAGCTGAGATACAGATCAGTGTAGAGGCTAAGCGTAGAGCTACAGCTCAAGCTGCTGCTGTTGATGCTGCATTCCAAGAAGCTGGTCGTTTGGTCGATGATGGCGAAACCCTTGAAACTATCAGGCAGAAACGCCCTGACCTGTATAACACCATTGTATCAGATACCACTAAGTTTGAAGCCTTGCGTCGTAGGGTGGTATCTACTGCTGAAGGTCGTACATTTGCCATCATCTCTGATGGTGAGACCTTGCAGAAGCTGACGTCTGGAACTAACTCCCAGATAGCTCGCCTCAATGCTGATGACTACAAAGCCTCTCTTACAGAGTCTGAATTCGGAAGATTGCAAAGTGCTATTGCTGCTGCTCAAGAAGTGCTGAGAGGGAACAATGAGACCTCCCGTATCTTCAAACGAGCTGAACGTTTCCTAGCTGACTTCTCCCCTGAAGGGTTTGGTCTCCGTCGTGGGGATAAGAACCCGAAGGTGGAGCAGATACAGGCTGCTAAGTCTGCTATGTTGTCGTTCATCCAAGACGCAACCAGCCAGGGCAGGGTGTTGACAGACTCTGACCTTGCTAACGAGGCACGTCGTTTGATGTTGCCGATTGAGACTACTGGTATCTTTGGTGGTCTTGGTCGAGACAGAATTGTAGCACAGCTGCAAGGTATGACAGCAGAAGAGAGGTCAGGATTTAGAATAGACCTAGACGATATCCCCGATGAAGCTAAGAACGAGGTCATCAACTTCTTCGAAGCTAGGGGCAAGCCTACTCCCAGTGATGAGGTTATCGAAGCGTTCCTTGGGGCTCAGGCTACAGGGGACAGGGAGAGGCAGCAACGTATTTTTGATGGTGGTCCTCTCGGTGGACGTGGTGTTGTTGACCAGTTCCCTGGACGATCCCCTAAAGTGACGGTACCTGTGCCCAGGAAGTCTGCCGCTGCACTAGCCACCCAGGATTCTCTTGACCTTGAGCAATTCGTATCCACCAACGAAGGTGGGTTTAGAGCTCAAACCTATTTGGATTCTCTTGGCCATAAGACAGTAGGTATTGGATTTAATCTGGATCGACCCGGTGCTAAAGAACGTCTACAGTCTGTGGGCGCTGATTTCGAAGCAGTAAGAAACGGTAGTGTCAAACTCACGCAAGCTCAAGCTGATCAGCTCTTTGCTCGTGATTTGAAGGAAGCCGAGGAAGCTGTTCGTAGCAGTGTAGGAGATAGATTTAGTGCCCTCTCCGGTGCTCGCAAACAGGCGTTGATCGACATGGCATTTAATCTTGGACCCAAGGGCTTCAAGAACTTCGCCAAAATGATCAGAGCAGTCAAGAATGGTAATTACAATCTTGCAGCGTCGGAGATGCGTAAATCCAAATGGGCGAAACAAGTTGGCACCAGAGCAGACAAGGTGATCCAACGTATGATTGAAGGTTAATATGCCCTTTTTGATTGAAGGTGGTGAGAACGGACAGCCGGTTACCCCAGGTGGTGTCACTGACGTACCTGCTGGTAGCTCTGGTTTCTTAATCGACAGAGGAACTCCTAAGGTTAACACTGATGTTATGCACAGTGTTGTCAAGGAGAGCCCAGAGAAAGAGACCAGAGTTCGTGATCTCTCAAGAGATACTGGGTTGGAGGAAGATACTGTTAGGTCTGCGCCTGAAGAGGCGGAGGCTGTCAACAGGGTCAACCAGATTGACCAGGAGACATCTGACACTCCTGTCACTCGTAGGTTTATCGCCAATCCCAACAATGCTGCTGTGGCTCACGATGATGTGGAGTCCCTGTCAGCTATCGAGAGACTGGTCAACGCCTTCAATACAGGTCGTGACGAGGTGGCCCTTAACAGGGCTGGCTCTGATCTGAGAGCTGACCCCAACAACCCCGCTATACAAGCTGCTGTTGATAAGTTCAGAGCTCGTATAGCTAAACGTGGTACTGACACAGGGGATGACTGGGTCAACTATCTTACTAGCGCTGCCAAGGTGATTGGGCAGCAGGCTGAAATCTTTGCTGAGCCCCAGGCAGTGGTTCGTATTGCTGGTGGTGCTGGTATTGGTGCAACCCTTGGTGCGGCTGGCGGTCCTTTGGCTCCAGCCACTATCCCTGCTGGCTTTGCGGCTGGCACCCTAGCCGGTGTGACTGGCCACTTCGCTATCTCAGCCTATGAGGTAGAAGGTGGCGGTGCCTATCTCGAAATGACAGAGAAGGGCATTCCTAAAGAGGAAGCTGCCTATCTGTCCCACGCTGTGGGTGTCATCAATGCTACGCTTGAAGTTGGCAGTGCTGCTGTTATCTTGAAGCCCTTCAAGGACGCTGGCAAGAACATCTTCAAGAAGGCTGTTCGTGAAGCACTGTCCTCTGATGAAGCCAGAAATGTGGCTGCTAGGTTTGTGGCACAGACTGGCTCAGGTATTGCTGCTGAGGTTACGACTGAAATCCTCCAAGAGGTGGTTCAGATTGTTGGCGAAGAGTTCGGCAAGTCTTTCAAGGAAGGAGAGACAGAGGAGTTCAACCAAGAGGAAGCAATCGCTCGTATCAAAGAGGTGTCTATCGAGACCCTCAAGGCCATGAGTGTGTTGGCTCCGATTGGCCCTGGCTTCAACGCTGTCACAACTGGTATGGTCAAGGCCAGTAAAGCTGTGGCTGCTGAGCAACGTATGCTCGACATTCATGAGGCTGTCAAAGCATCCACTATCAATGACCGAGCGCCTGATATCCTCAACGAACATCTTGAAAGTGTGTTCAACGAGAACGATATCACTGAAGTATTCGTACCAGCTGAGGCTCTAAGTGACTGGGTTCAGAGAACCGAGAACCCTCAACAGACATTGGATCAGCTAGGTGTTGGGGAGCAGCTTCAAGAGGAGCTGGTACTCGGTGGTGATGTTACCATTGGTGTCAAGGAGATTGGTTCCTTGATGCAGAACGAGAACTTCCCGTCACTGGCTAACAACATCCGTATGACTGAGGAAGGGTTCACAGGAGCAGAAGCCCAGGAGTTTGCTGCCTCTGGTATCCAGGATGAGGTGTTGAGGGTTGAGGTTGAACAGCCTGTGGCCCAGCACAATGAGGATGTTGACTTTGCTGAGCATGAGCTTGGGCTGAAAGCCCTGTTCACTACAGCAGATGAGGCTGGTCTCAATCCCAAGAAGTTCGAAGCCTACCTCGATACTGTTCAGAAAGCCTCAGAGAAGGCTGCTGCTGGCCATGTAGAGCGTAGCTTCAGGCGTCAGAAGAGGGCTATCGAGGGGCAGTTCAAGACTAGAGAGAAGGAACTTGTAGCGGAGGCTACTGACACCCTCTCTAAACAGCCTGTGTACGCCTCTGTAAAGGCCCTGGAGGGCAATGCAGCACGTCTCCCTAGGGAGGACCTCCAGAAAATCCTTAAGGGCCTTAAATCGGACCTACAGGCCCTCCCAAAGAATGGCAATAAAGCCATCTATGAGACCAAGAAGGATGGTGAGACCCAGAATTTAGAGCTATTCGCTGAAATTCATGGGTATGACAATGCCACAGAGATGGTTGAGGACATGATTACGTCCCCTCCGTTGAAGGAGGCTGTGCAAAGCAGTGTCAGAGAGCAGCTCCAGAAGGAGTTTCCTGATATCGATGACAGGATTGCCTCCCTTGAGGCTGCTCGTGCTGTATCCCTCAACGAGATTAAGGGGGAGCAAATACAGCAGGAGCTCAATATCCTCCGTGAACAGCAGGGGCTTGGACGTCTGTCTCAGAAGGTGATCAAGACTGCTGCTAAGAAGCGATTGGCCACTGTCCCTGTTGGTGACATCAAGGTTAATAAGTTCTTAGCCAACATGAAGAGGCTTGGACCACAGGTGGGCAAGGCTGTCAGAGCTAATGACAGGCAGCTTGCTGCTCAACTGAAGTTCCAACAGGTGATTAACTTCCAGATGGCCAAAGAGTCTCAGGCTATCCAGGATAAGGTGGTCCGTCAAAAGAACTTCATGTCAAAGTTCTTGGTTGATGACAAGAAGACCAAGAGCGTGGACATTGACTATATCAATGCCATTCGTGATCTGCTTGATGGATTTAATTTCCAACCCAGGTTGTCACAGAAGTCTTTTGATCGTATTGAGAAGATCATCAACCATGAGATCGACCCTGTAACTAGGGACGAGAAGCTCATGGAGAGGTTCGGTACCACAAGCATGGACTCTCTCACCTTAGAACAGCATACTGAGATTGCTGAGATGGTGAAGGAGATGGCTAAGAAGGGTGCTGATGTCTTCAAGCTCCGAGAGGGAGCGAAGCAAGCCAGTGTCAAGCTGAGTGTAGCCAATGTCACCCGACAAATCTTCAACAATCTGAAGCCTAAAACTAGTGCTGCTAAGGCAGATGCTAGTAAGTGGGAGACTTGGAAAGCTCAAGGCAGGGCAGCTGCGTCTATCGCCTTCACCATGGACTCTATCATGAAGAACATGGATGGTCAGGCTGATCTTGGTCCTGCCCAGCAAGAGGTGAAGGGTCGTATTGATAAGGCCAATTTCCAGGGCTATAAGGAGGGACAGGTGGGGTACACCCGACGTCAGCTCCAGGTAGCCAAGGACCTGAAGGCCATCAATGAGAAGCACTTCACCACCAAAGAGCGTAATGCTCTGAAGGATCGTATCGCTATCCCCGGTATTGACGAGAAGATGACCAAGGATAGGATGCTTGGTGTGATGCTGAACCTGGGTAACCAGGGGAACATTGACGCACTGATTGAAAGCGGTACTGTCACACAGGCCGAGATCGATGCCATTAAGGATTTCGCATCAGAGCGTGACTGGCAATATGTGCAAGACACTTGGGACTACCTGGACTCATTCTTCCCTGAGATCAGAAAGACAGTCAGGGAGAGGACCAACAACGAGGTAGCCAAGGTGGAAGCCCAGCAGGTGGACACTAAGTTCGGCACCTTTAAAGGTGGTTACTTTCCTATCAGGTATGACAATAAGCAGGCGCTAGCCGACGTGTACAATCAGCAGGACATTGATGAGCTGATCATGAATGTCAGGCGTGGTGAGTTTGCCATGAGTCACACAGCTCGTGGTCACACCAAGGCTCGTACCAATCCAGGAGCTGGTCATGTAGCTCTCGGTACACACGTTATCAACTCCCATCTAGATAATGTCATCTACGACTTGGAGATGGGGGACGCTGTTAACGATGTATATAAGATTTGGTTCCATGAGGATGTTCGTAACGCCCTCACTGACCAAGGCTATAAGCACTACTGGGAGTATGGAGACCTGTGGTTGAGAGATGTGATCTCCCAAGAGATCGTTCATAACGATGCTGTCAGCCGTGTCATCAAACACCTACGTACTGGCTTCACTGTCAGTAAGCTAGGATGGAACTTCGGTGTAGCTGCTGTCCAGTTCCTGGGTCTTGTGCAATCCAGTGTCCAGGTTGGGCACACTAATATGGCTCACGGTATCCGTGCCTTCATGGGGGCTAAGCAGTTTGGTGAAGGTAACATCTATGACTTTATTGCTGAGCAGAGTGGGTTCATGGCCTCCCGTGAGGACTCCTTCAATAAGGACATCATGGATGCCAGAAACGCTTTCTCAAATTCAGTGATCAATAAGTTCCTGCCTAAGAATGTGGGGGATGTTACTAGGGCTAGCTTGTTCCTGTTCATCAGAAAAGCACAGAAGATGGTAGATACCATCACATGGTTGGCTGGCTACCACAAAGGTATGCAGCTGTTCGACAACCAAGAGAAGGCTGTCGAGTTGGCTGACAGGACAGTATCCAGGTCCCAAGGTTCTGGTGTGTTCCAAGAGCGATCTGCATTTGAACGTGGTACCATCTCTAGATCAGCTAGACAGAATGAACTGGTCAGGTCCTTCTCTACCCTGTCGTCCTACTTCATCGCTAAGACCAATGTTGCTAGTGAAAAGTTTAGATCAACAGACTTCAAAGACCCCAAGTCACTGTCTAAATTAATTGCTGACATGGCATTGTTGTACTGGTTCGAGGCTATGGTTGCTGCTACAGTCAGCGGCCAGCTGCCTGATGATGAGAGCGAGCTTCCTGGCTGGATGCTACAGGAGACCTTGGCTACTGGACTTGGCGGTATCCCGTTCATCCGTACAGGTGCTTCGGCACTTAAAGGCTTCGAGTCCCAAGGGGCCTTGGCTGCTGTGCTTGGTGAGCCATTCGAAGTGGTCGGTGCTATTCTAGAAGATGACTTCAGTCTACTGCGCGATGGTAAAAAGCTGAACAACTTCTTTGGTGCCCTGTTTAAATATCCGTCAGGGTTCATCAACAAGCAGGCCACTAACATAGATGACGCTCTCAGTGGTAACGATCCAACCCCACTAGAGTGGGTACTTGGTCCAACTTATGAGAAATAGGAAGTGAAATGACTGTAGAAACACAGCTTCAAAAGGTTGTATCGAATGGTAATGACTCGACTACGTCATTTCCTTTCTCGTTTGTGATCACTAGCGAAGATGATCTATCTGTTGTAGTGACAGACTCCAATGGTGTGGAGACTACTATCTCCAAGGGTACTGGCACTAGCAACTACAGCGTGACCGTTGCCTCTTACCCAGGTAGCGGGTCGATTACATACCCAGCCACGCTAGGCACAGCCTTAGCTACTGGCTCTACTATCACGGTCAAACGCCTGCTTACCATCGAGCAGATGACTGACCTCACCAATAAGGGGGAGTATAACCCCGAGACACAGGAACGTCAGTTCGATAAGTTCATCATGATTGACCTGCAACAGCAGGAGGAACTTGATCGAGCCATCAAAGTGCCTGTGTCCTACACTGGATCAGCCAGCTTTGATTTCCCCACACCATCAGCCCTTGCTATGGTGAGATGGAACTCAGCTGCTACAGCACTGGAGAACGTGCAAGTAAGTACCTTAACTAATACATTGTCAGTGTCTGATCCGGCTGACAATGGTAAAGTTCTTCAAGCTAACAGTGGTACGTTTGACTTTCAAACGCTCACTATGAGTGATATCTCTGACGCTGGTACGTCTGCTACTAAAGATACTGGTACTAGCGTTGGTAACGTCGTTGAAGTTCAATCCGGTGGAGCCTTGCCAGCTCTGGATGGATCAGCCCTGACAGGTTTAAGTTCAGGTGACTCCTTCCCCACTGGTGTTGTGATGCCATATGTAGGCAGCACAGCTCCTAGTGGCTGGCTCTTGTTCAACGGTGACACGATTGGTTCTGCTGCATCCGCTGCTACACAGAATAGTGATAGCAACGAATCCCTCTTCACTCTCATCTATGACAGTATGACTGACAGCGAGGCTCCTGTATCAGGAGGCCGTGGAGCAAATGCAGCAGCAGACTGGGCAGCTAATAAAACAATAACAATGCCCGACCCAAATAGGAGGGCTGTGATAGGCACTGGTACCGAGACTCATGGTGACACAGGCGGCAGCGCTGATGCTATCGTAGTGGCTCACACTCATGATCCTGGTACACTAGCCGCTGCTTCAGGTGGAGCACACACCCATACTATTACATTCCCTTCAGCTTCTTACATTGCATCAGGCGGAGGTTCGCTTGGCGCTGGTGTAGCATCGGATAGCTCTCAAGCTTTTCCGTCTGGCACTAATTCTGGAGGGTCTCATACACACACGATCTCAGGAGCAACAGCAAGCACAGGTTCGTCTGCTACAGACGCTAACCTGCCACCTTGGTTGGCTTTGAGGTTTATTATCAAACAGTAGGAGTATTGTTATGAGTGCAGTTGGTGCAGCGTTTATCGCGCTGTTCGTAGCCTTCGGTCAGCTTGTGCCTGAACCGCTGGCTCCCGGTCAGTACGAAGTTACTGATGACAAGGGCAAGGTTGTAGGTTACGTTGACACGACTTACAATCAGGCTGAAATGGATAAGTTCTGTGATCCTGGTTCGGTCGTTGAGTATCCGCTGTGTTTCAACACGGCTGATGATGCTGATGGCCAGCCTGAGGATGGCGACGACGCATAAGGAGTAGACGGTGATCCCTCTTGAACTGTTAACAATGGTGGGGTCTGGACTACTGTCAGCCTTCATGACCTTGTGGTCATTGAAGATGAAGTACAAGCAGGCCCAGCAAGAGTGGATGATCAAAGGGCTGGCCGCTAGATCAAAGGCCATTCAAGAAGCCCGTGAATACAAGGACAAGGGCTTTCAGTTTACACGTAGGCTGATAGCCCTGTCCTCAGTGTTTGCCATCATTGTCTTGCCAAAGCTGGTGGCTATTTGGAACCCTGAAGTTCTGGTACTTGTAGGGTACACAGAGTTTAACCCAGGGTTCTGGCCATTCACCGATGGTGCAGATGTCATTAAATGGCGTCCAGCCTCTGGCTTAGTTATCACCCCTCTGGATACTCACCTAGTCAGTGCTATCGTAGGACTGTACTTCGGTGCCAGTATGGTGAAGAACGCATAAGAAGAAACTGGTAGACAAAACTAAAGCCCCCTAAGGAGAAATCCCTAGGGGGCTTTTTTATTTAAACCGAATGTTACGTTCTTTGAACCACTTCTTCTGGGCTTTCTTTTCTTCTTTACTCAGTTCTCCAAACCTGGGATTACCGCAAGCACAAGTCCCCATAGATATGCGTTCATAACAAAAGTTACATTCCGGTCTACTACTCATTACTGTCCTTTCAATTTATCGCTCAATACAGCAGCACCAAGCATACATACCATCGTGAGACGGATGGTCCACCAAGCTTCTGGTGCGTGTACCGAGGCTTCAGTTCCTGGGTAGAGGATGTTCTCAGCTACAACCCAGAAGCAGAATACTAATATGCCAAGAACAATACCTAGTCGGATTCGCCAGTCTCCGAATGAAGACTGTGTCATCCAAGAGGGTCCTTCTCAACAAATAGAATTAGTGGTAACAGATGGATACGAAATTTAGTAGGGTTCCGGCAGGCATCAAAGCCCATCTTCCAACTGAAGAAATCGTATTTAGCTCCCCAGAAATACCCGAGGAACTTAGCAGTACCTAGTGAACCTTTCATTATTCACAACTCCTTTCCCCTGTAGCAGGGTCAACGTAGCAAGCAAGTGGTTCCTCTTCAGCCTTATCAACTGGTGCTTGTAGGACACCGAACCTCTTGCCACCTGGGTTAAACGTAGTGCATCCCTTAGCTCCGCCTTTCCAAGCCTTCATATAAATCTCTTTGAAGTCTGGGTATGGCATATCAGGGGATACGTTACAAGTCTTAGAACATGCGCTATCTACAAACGGTTGGACAGCGAGGAGAACATTGAGGTGATCATCGGCTGTGCATTCGCCTGATGTTCTCCCTACCACTCCGTATACTCTGTGGGCATAGTCTTCAACTGGGACAACCTTTGATCCCGTTTCAGTTTGAATGGTCCTATCATAGCGTAGACTAAATACAGGCTCAATGCCACTGGAGACATTATCAGCAGCAATGCTGATAGTGCCTGTAGGAGCAATAGAAATAAGATGAGAGTTTCTGATACCATAATCATAGATGCTATCTCTGATACGCTTTGGCAAAGTTTTGAAGAATTCTCCATCACAATATTTATCCCTATCATATAGTGGGAACGGTCCTTTGTTCTTAGCGATACGAACACTAGACATATAGCACTCGTTCCTGAGTATGGTCATCACCTCTTTAGTGAACATGATGAACTCTTTACTGCCATACTCATGACCTAACACCTCCCCAGCGTTAGCCAGACCTGTCACTCCCAAGCCCATACGACGCTTGCTGAGAGCCTCTTCCTCTTGTGCCCTAAGAGGGTACTGGGCTCGGTCTACAACGTTGTCCATGGCCCTCACAACAGGTTCTATGTCATGTTTAAAGTCAGAGAAGCTGAACCCCTTGTCTGTAATATACTTAACGAGGTTGAAACTCCCCAACAGACATGCTCCATTGGGAGGCAGTGGCTGCTCACCGCAAGGGTTAGTCGCTGCGATGTACTCACAGTAGTACAGATTGTTCATGCGATTGATCTGGTCGATGAACAGCACTCCAGGCTCAGCCCAATCCCAAGTGGACCTCATGATCTTATCCCATAGGTTACGGGCATCGATCTTGCCACGAGGTTCCCCGTTAAACTGTAGCTGGTATTCTGTACCTTTCTCCACTGCCTCCATAAATTCGTCGGTTACTGCAACGGAGATATTGAAAGCAGTTAGGTCAGTGGTGTTTTGCTTAGAGTTGATGAACTTCTCAATATCCGGGTGATCAACCCTGAGAACAGCCATCTGTGCTCCACGCCTATGACCTGCCGACGACACCGTCTTACAGCCAGCGTCATAAATACCCATGAAGGATACTGGTCCGCTGGCAATACTGTCTAGGGACTTGATCCTGTCCCCAAAAGGGCGGAGAGGGGAGAAGTCATAACCAACTCCCCCTCCCCTCCGCATAGTCTCGATGCTGTCTGCAAAGACATCGAGTATACTTTCGATACTATCGTCTAGCGTGTCCATAACGAAACAGTTATATGGTGTAGCTTGACGGGGTGATCCCATTGCGCTCTGAATACGCCCTCCTGGTAGGAAGCGTTGGTCTCTGAGAATCTCCCTGAGCTGTCTGAAGTGGTCAGGGTTGTCTTGCAAGGAGCTGGCAACTCGGTTAGCGTATTCTCCAAAGAGTTCTCCCTCACCACGATACTTCCATTGATGTATCCATTGGCCTATCTCAGTTTGTGGTCCGTACATTAGTCGTCCTTATTATTATTAGTTACAGGAGGTTCGCAATCAGGATACTTTTCTAACAGGTCCTCCACCTGTTCATTCATGATTGTCATCCAATAGTCTGGAGATGTCGGTGGTCTGTCATCAATAAAAGTTCCTTGTAATGTAGTGTCACGAATAATAGCAAGACATGCCATAGCGTGGGCCAAGTGATGCATACCACTATCTTTAGCGAACTCTTCCCCTTCCCACCAAGCCATGATATGACGCATTGCTGCATCGTAATAGATACTAGCTAAGACAGGCGACTTACGGTAATTATGTCTACCGTATTTCCTAGCCCCCTCCATGAGGGCTAGGGACATCTCCATCAACACTGGCGCTGGAACACAGGCCATAGATACCTTCTTAACCCCCAGTCTGTCCTTGGGGTTCGAAGTCTCCAGGTCCGGGTATAATTCCAACTGGTTCATTTAATAGCTTCTCCGTATCAAGTTGTTTGTTGTAAATTTTATCCAGACCTTGTATAATTGTCCGTTGCTGCTTAGCGATCAGTTGCAGCATAGACGTCATTGCTGCTGCTTGATCTTCAGTCATCTTTCACCTGCTGAAAATCTGACCAGTTGCCTTCACTGAAACCACACGACAGCAAATCGTCCTTGACAAACATCAACTGGCCTTCATGTAGAGTAGCAATGTGGGCTTCAACAGTTACCACACCATTAGATGTGATCACATTGAACTTACGTAAAGGAAGCTGAGGGGGTTGATGATCAGAGAAATTAATTACATTATCGTCAGGCATACTTACTCCTAATTGTATCTAAGCTGATCTGTCGTAGATCATATGAACCATCACGGACGTTGTCTTTAACAACTACACCACGCCACCACATATCATTAGCTAAGCCTGCATAGTCCGAGTCGTAGTCTTGGTAAACCCCGACCACACATCCGCTGCATTCGTTGACGGTGTTTCCTCGATGGTAATAAGCAAAGGTATGAATGTGCCCTTGAGTGCAGGATGTTCCATACTTGACCACAAGCTGATAAGCTGGGTTGGCCCCTCCAATTGGCCTGCCCATGACTCCCGAAGGGAAGTAGTGAGCATATGAAATGCCATCAACTTCAATAACTCCAGGCGTTGAGCCTTCGTACTCCACATATTCCCACCCAAATTTGCGGTACAGGAGATCGTCAGGTGAGATAACCCCTTCAAGTTGAACCGCGTTCGTAGAGATAGCTCGTTTGATACGGTGTTCGTGGTTACCTTCCAGTATAATGAATCTCGGAAGCTTTCGTTTAGCACGTCTGATCGGCTTGAAAAAACGTTGTTGAGCATCGACCGAAGCTTCGACATCATCCGCATATCGCCTCTCTTCATACCCCTTTGAACCTTTGTCGTAAGTACAGAGGCTGGGCATGTCTGCCCAGTCCCCTATACAGATAACGACATCAGGTTTTTCATCCGCCACTAGCTCCCCCAGCCATTCGAACCTATCGTTATGAAAATCTGGGTGAGCATGGGCGTCAGGAATAACTAGATGTTTTGTCATACAATTCCTTAATGCATTACAGGGACGTCTTCCCTTTTGATATAGAACTTCGAGGTGTCATAGTCGAGACCTCTTTCATTAAGTTCGTCAAGGAACAAGGTGAATACCAGTGCCCTATCTTCTCGGTCAACGTTACCAAAGAGGGAGATCAAAAGGACCATGCCCTCCTCAGTCACACTACCTTCGCCATCAGAGTTGTGCTCAAACACTTGAGCCATCTCCCAGGCAGCGAACTTAAAAGGATTATTTTTCTTCCAGTTCTCTCCGTGAGCCATTCCTTTCCTTTCTTTCGTCGGCTGTCTTCTCGTCGTGACAATCAGGACAGAGAAGTTGTAGCCCATCCTTTTCACAAAACATTCTTTGGATTGTATCATCCCAGGAGGAGAACCCTTCTGGGGGTATCACTGGATCAATGTGATCGACAGCGACTTGGCGTCGTTTCTTATTGCCCTTCTTTGGTGCCATAGAGGCAGGGGTTTCATGTGGCTTACGATTATAGCCAGCACACATATAAACCCCTCGCTTGATGCGTGCCTCTTTCTTCACTTCAAACTTAGGACCCCATCTATTAGAGGCTGACCTTAAGGCTCCCTTTATGAAGGAACGGAATCTCGCCTCCGTCCATTGTCCGCTGTTCCTTGTCTTTGGATTCTTGTTCGTCAATAAACTTTTCCAATTTTTCAGGGTCGAAGGATATGGCGTAGTTGATATCCCCGGTTAATGGATGCTCTACTGTCAACGTTCTGAATGTCACACCTGTGATCGGTTCATGTGTGCCCCATACATATTTGACGATACCATAGTTCATCATATATGCTACGTTAACTGTACACTCAGTAGCAAATACAGCATCGGGTCTGTCATCCCTCTCCATAAATCTAACCAATTGATCTAGGTCAAACTTATCATCACAGTAGATGTGAACTGGAGCGTACTCAGTCACTTGTTCTGGGATAATCTTTTTGACATACCAGTCAGTGACAAGTAGTAGCATAAAAAACAGGACAGATAGTTTGAGTACATTCAATAGTTTACTCATAGACACCCATCTTCCAGGCTACAGCATGACCTTCATCGTTAAACCTACGACACAGCCAACAGAGAGTAGCCTGCTCTGTCAACAAAGGCTCCCAATCGTCGGGATGTTTCTCCTTGTACATATCAATGAGCTTGTCTTCCACTACCTCCGGGTTCTCTAACTCCTCAAGTGCCTCATAGGCTCCTTTAGGACCACACCCATACAGTCCGGGGATGTTGTCCACAGGGTCACCAGTGAGAACCTGAGAGGCAAAGAATTTATACCCAGTACCTACGATCTTGTTGCTAATATAGTCAATCCATCCGAACTTATCTATATTAACAGGTCCGAACTCGGCTTGACGACCTAGCTCCCAGCTATAGAATAGACCTGGGACTTGCCGTAAGTCTTTATCACGAGAACAGATGACAGTTTCGTCTTCTGAACTGAGGTGTTCGATAGCCATAGCATCGTCCGCCTCAATCTCTGTGATCACCTCGGCATTCAGGATATCCTTCATGTACATCGACAGATTGTCGTGGTGCCACGGCTTCTTCTCGGGTCGTGTGCCTTTGTAGGGTTTAGTGAAAGCAATCTCGTCTCTAAATGTTTTCCCTTCTGTTAGAAAGACTGTTGCGAAAGAGCTTTTAGTTGCTCCACGAATAAATCCTATACGTTGGTTCAGCATGTCTCGTACGTAATCGAAAGGAGGGAGGGCCTCCGGGTCCTCCGTGATAGCCCTCCAACCTGTCTCCGCACCGAAACCTACTTCATAACGAAGGATATCTCCATCGATCAAAGCTCTCATTAGTAGGGGTTCTCGTCTTCGTCCTCTGACTTATTAGGAGCTGGCTCTTCCCCCTTATTGGGGGAGTTTTCAAGTAAACGTTGTAGCTCGCTACCCTCAAACTCCAGATTGGAAGTGATAATCTTCTTCATGAAGTCTGGAAGAGAGTCGAAAACTTCCATATCAGGTTCATCCAACAAGAATGTCTTAGCCCCATTCACCATCTCAGGGTACCGTTCAGCATCCTTAGCTCGCATAACACTGGTGCTTTCAACATTGTTGTACACCTTACCAGCGTTAGCCCCTTTACCAGGGTTCTGAACAATAGATACATTGACAGGCATACCGAGTAGAGCAAACCAATCACTGTCATGGTTCACCTCTGGGTCAATAGCCAAGTACCTCTTAGTAGAGATAGCACGGTCAGAGTTCAGTGGATATAATTTGAACCGTTCGGACACAACACGAGGCTTCTCCTCGTCATCGTTTCCGTCCTCATCCTTAAGGAACTCATCACACAGTTCATAGGTGACATTGATTTCATAGGCGGGAGGTTTCTCCTCACCCATATAGGGACGCTGTTCTTGCAGCCCTAGATCAAGCACCTGAAGTAGACGAGCAGGGTAGGTTCCTGCCTCCAACGGTTCAATAGGAGGACCACCTGTCGCATTCTTCGAGTCGTTAGCTTTTAATGATGGCATATAATATCCTTTACTGGTTGTACTTACCTCTGCCTCTCAATGGTACACCCATCTCAAGCAGAGTTCGTCTGATCAAACTGTACTCACTGTTGAGGGCACTGGCTATCTCTCGGATAGACCAGCCCTCAAGGTACATAATACTCAGTGCTCTACGATTTACTTCGTCTAGCTCTGGGTATATTCTAGGTCTTCCTCTTTTTGCCATTACATACCTCGTGAATGGTGGCTCCCCCAGGACTCGAACCTGGAACCTCTCGCTAATCAGGCAAGTGCTCTTCGCAATTGAGCTAGAGAGCCAAAAAGAATGGGGCTTTTAGTTTATGTCAGTGGAGCTAACCCCTGTCCTCCACTCAGCCTATCTCGCTAGGCTACGTTCTCATAATTTTGTCAAGTTCTTCTAGAAAATAGCGACTCTCATACTCCTCCCCTAGGTCGAAAATAAATGTCCCCATCTCTTCTATCAAATCTGTTAGGGCATCAATCTTATCATTCTGTCTACGTTCAATAGGATGTTCACTCACCTCTTAGACTCCTATATCTATCATAGATTGCGTTACCAATAACATCGTAATAGTTATCGGTTAATAGATCAGGTTGTTCCATAATCTGATCAAGCAGTTCACCCTCAGTCATCTGGCTGATGGCTACCCTCCATGCTTGGTCAGGTGTTAAGTTTCTAGTGGCACTCATACCAACTCATCCCTTGGTTACCTGTCCCTTCATGGGGACAGTCAATGTTTAAGAACTCCCCAGCCCAAGCAATCGCTTTCTCTGCCAGCGCCTGGAGTTCATCGGCAAGCCCGGGCCTACATTCCATTTGGAATTCATCGTGGTACCAGCAGAGCATGGCCCAGTCTTTGTGAAGAACCCATCCTTTTTGCTCAGCCCATTTATGTACCATGACGTAGGCGATAGCCATCTGAATAGCTTCATCGGACTGGAGAACATAGCAGAGAACAGCGTGCTCAGATTCCACGAGGACTGGTCTGCCGTCGATACCCGTAATGTATCCGTTTCGGTAAACCATTTGGCCCCTCGAAGGATCATAATATCTTTGGGCCGTACCTCTCCATTCATCTGTAAGCTCATCAATAAGTCGCCGTAATCCGGGTAGGTTGCTGAGCATGTTGTCGATAAGACGTTGACCTTCTTCCTTTGTTCCATTTATTATCTTCCCAATCTTGGGGGCCTGCGCCCCAAATATAAATCCGTAGAAGAAGCTCTTGGCATCAACCCTTGTCTTAGCACCGGACAGTCTTTGATTGACTGAGTGGAGGTCGGTCCCGTCAGCCGAGTTACCGTGTAGAACTGCATTGGTAAACGTCTCATCCTGCATCCTCGCTGCTAGTTGTCTCATCTGGTTCCCGGCGGAGTCTACCCCAACCATAACCATACCTGGACTTGCAACGAACACCTTTCTCATCCACGAGGAGAAGAAGGACTGCCTTTCCACACTCGGGACATTCACTATCAGCTTGTGCCTCAGTCTGGCGGTGGAAGCAATGCCCGCAACAGATGCATGAATACGTCCATCCACGACTGCGTCTTTCCATCCCCTCATTGTCCCAAGTCTTTGCTTGCACTGAACCCTCCTAGTTATGAGCTTGCCCAGGCTACCCTGGATACCGTGAAAAGGATCGTCCTTGTCTAGCTTAGCACTGGTTCTTTTGCCGTTATTGTAGTTCCATTGCATAGGCTCCCAGCCTAGCTCAAGCAGAAACTCTTTGACTTCCTTGTTCTTGTCTAGGTCTATACGCCTAAAGCTGACACGACTAAACGGGCCACCAACGTAACCGTTAGGGATATCCCAAGTGCTGCTATCGCTAATATAATTGGCAGCAGCCACGGAGAGTTCTCCATTTTTCTTAAAAGGTTTCTTAAGGTATCCATACTCACCGTCCTTCTTAGCTTCTTTGATCTCAACTACAATAGGAAGGTACGACTGTAGTGCTGCACTTATCTTATCCATCCACCGTTGCAGCATATATAAACTGTAGTCCAGAAGCTTTTCGTCTACCGTCCACCCGTATTCCTCCTGTAGCTGGAGGTAATGGTGTACCTTGTGATTAAGCTTGTGAGCATCAGCCCACCCCCCCCCACGATCGTGACTGGGAA